TGGAAAATAACTATTTATAAACATTATTTAAAAGGCCTCCCTAAATGCCATACCACAAGACTATATCTTGTGCCTGATGTTACTGGTTTAACTCTATGCCACACAAAACTAGGAAATATAATAATAGATCCTTTTGGTAATATCTCTTTACATTGCACTCTATGTTTTGATTCGTCCCGCATATGTGGATCATAGTTTCTAAAATCAAATTCTAATTCACCACCACTATATTCTGAACCATCTGTTAATTGACAAGTCATAGATAGTTTTCTAATTTTGCCGTGTTCGGGATGATTAGGATCTTTTCGATCATATGCTTTATCCCAACTATCACAATGCCAATCATAATATTGATTTAATTTATATTTTGTAAACTGACAAGATTCCGATCTGTCCCAGTCAAAATTCCAACCAGCCATTGCATTTGCTTTATGTACATATGGATGTAATTCTTTATATATCCAAGTGTCATTTAACCATACTAGATCAGAGTTTCTTTTTCTTTTTAAATCTAATACTTCTTGTTTATTTAATTTTTTCTTATCACCATAACCACCCGTTAAAGCCATTACCTCTTTCTGTTGCTTAGCATATTGTATTACTTCATCACAGAACTTTGGTGTAAGCACACCACTAAAATACCAATAATAATTAGATATATTCATTATTTATAATTAAGGTTTATTGCAACGCGAATTTTTTCATCAGTACAAGAAGAACCTTTATGTTTAATTTTAGTATTAAATTCAATTAGTTTGTTTTCTTCACTTTTAATTTTTTTACCATTTTTAAATTTAGTATAACCATTACAAGTATTAATATAATATACAGCTGTTTTACCATCAAATTGTTCACATCCTTTATCGAAGTCGGTATGATACCCATATTCTATTATTTTATCTGTTTTTGTTAATAAATTAACTTTTACAAGATAAAATCTTTTAGCTTTTAATTTTGATAAAAGAGGTTGAATAACTTTCATAAAATTTTCCCTACAATTTATTCCATATTCATCTATAAAAACATAAGTAAATTTAAAAAAACCATCATTTATATAATCTACACCATTAATAAAATACCAAGGCATTTGATCTGACATTAACTCGGATTGAATTTTTTTAAATGTTTTTTTAGGTAAAAAATTTTTATATATATTCATAAGTTATTGTTTGTACAAAGTTTAATGAATCTTTTTGATTGTTAGTTAGGTAATACATATTGGTAGATGGAAACATAATAAACATATTATTTTTAAGTGGTATATCCCAACTTCTACCTTTACGTCTATTATCTTCATAATGTATTCGGACCATACAGTCTTTTACTTTTACACCATAAAGTAATGTATAATCTGGTGAGTTACGTAGATCTACTGGATCTATATTTAATAATGGAATTGTAGTCTCGCTAGGTTTATAGATGTTACCCCACGTTTCTTTGTTAATTAAATTAACACGATACTCAACACCAACGTGATCTCGCATATATGTATTTAACATATCCCACGTTCGTGAAAACGGAAAATCTTTGTTTTGAATTACTGATTGTAAAATGTCGCCTGATAACTTATCTCGGTCAATGTCCCAATCTTTAGGCATCGCCACATCACCATAATATAGAGCTTGCTCTGTTAATACTTTCTTCTGCATACCACCACCATTTTTAATTTATGCTAAAGGATCTGTCAAGTCCCAAGATTGCCCAGATTCATTCCAAGCATAATATTTTTTAGAAGCTTCTTCTTCTGCAGTTAATGCTGGAGCCTCACCTATTGGTGAATCCCATCGTGCAGTTGTGGTATTTTTTACCCAAGATGCGTAAGGTTTTTTAGGCCAGAAGATATTATTATCTTCGTCCCAAGTAAAACCTATACCTGCATAGTTTCCTCTAAAAGGTGTACCACCGTTTTTATGTGTGTTACCAGATGTATTGTAAGATGTTTGAATCCACATTTGTGCAGGCCAATTATTATGTGTTTCTAAATATTGTTGTCCTACTGATTCATCTTCAACACCATCAGCGTTAAGCATATCAGAATTATTCAAAGTTAATACTTGAATAACTTTTCCGTTAGCTCCTAGTTTTGCAAAATGTGCCATAATGTTTCTCCTTATATATTAATTTTAATTACCATTCAACTACTGATATCTATACCTTATTATTACTATACCAGACCCACCTGCTCCAGCTAAAGATAAATTTGAACCATCCCCTGATCCACCTCCACCGCCACCACCTGTATTAACAGTTCCAGCTCCTGCATCTCCACCACTTCCAGGATTACCTTTACCACCTGCACCACCACCACCTGCGCCACCTGGTGTAGTTCCTGATGGTGGATTACTTGGTCCATCTGATGCACCTGAACCACCACCCGCAAAATATCTTGTTGATGATACTGGACCTGGGGTTCCAAAACTTGGCGCTGTAGGTCCAATCATTGTATCTGCTATAAAAGAACCAACACCTCCTTGACCACCAACACTAGGTGGCCCTGCAAAAGCACCAGCTGCACCAGCACCACCACCAGCACCTCCACCATTTGTATTTCCTGGAGGACTTGTTGATCCATTTGTTCCTTGTGCAGGACTTACTGGCGGTGTATTTCCTGTTCCACCTCCACCGCCTGATGTTCCTCCACCACCTGATCCACCATTTCCGCCTGTACTATCTGGTCCAGTTCCTGCTCCACCTTGACCACCACCAGCAGATGTTATTGTTGAAAAAATAGAATTAGCACCTGCACTTCCTGCTGTGGTATCACCACCAGCTTTTGCACCACCTGCACCTACTGTTATTGGAAAAGCTGTAGCTGATACTGTTAATCCAGTTGGAGTTGCTAAAGGTGAAGTTGTTGGAGCTGGCATACATAAATCATTTGACATTCTAAAACCACCTGCTCCAGCTCCACCTGCCATATATGCAGGTGATGCTCCTTGTCCACCTCCACCTCCTCCAGCAACTACTAAATAATCTACTGTATTGTCTGAGGGTGCAGAGGCTACTCTACAAACAGTAAAAGTGCCAGGGCCAGTAAAAATATGTGATTTAAAATTACCACAAGTCACAACAGAATCTCCACCTGTTGCAACCAAATATGGATTAGTATCTATTGATGATTGATTCCCATCATCTGTTATTAACCAACCTTGTGTTGAATCTATATAAATTAATGTAACAGCTATCCCTTCTGTTGCTAAAGTTCCATTTTCAGTTGAACCACCAATTTTTTCTGAACCATTAGTAATTATTATACAATTGTTTGTATCAAAAGTTTTTGCATAATCTTTAACTGCAACTACTGCACCAGGCGAACCTGCTGGTAATGTTACATCCACTTCACCTGAAGTCGTATCTACAAAATATCCTTCACCAGCAACCGCTGTAAAATCTCCTGTCTTAACTGTTGTTGTCCAAGAAGCTGCACCTGTTGCACCAAAGTTTGTCGCCGTTCCTTGGTTATTAATTGTTGCACCACTAGGAATTGTGAACGTATCGCCACTATCTCCTAGCGTTACTGTTGTTCCAGATCGTGGGCTAATTTTATTTACTTTTACTTCACTCATAATTTACCTATTGAAATTTATACCTTATCATTACTATTCCTTTACCACCACTAAAATCACCGCCTGGAGTTCCTCCTGCTCCCCCACCAGTATTAATTGTACCTGCTTTATCTGTTGCTGGTGCTGGTGGTCTTCCGTCTCCACCTCCACCTACTCCACCTCTATTGGTTGGATGATTAACATCACTACCACCTCCACCACCACCTCCAAAATATCTTGTACTAGAAACTGGTCCTGGTGTTCCATAACTAGGTGCTGTTGGGCCTACAAATGCATCAGCTAAATAACTACCTGCTCCACCACTTCCTGCATTAGTGCTTGGTGGACCACCTGTTCCTCCAGCACAGGCTGCGCCTCCTCCTCCACCTTGAGCATTTACTCCTGGTGAACTGGCTCCTGAATTGTTTCCTTGTGGTGGACTTACTGAGGGTATATTACCAGTTCCAGCTGTTCTTCCACTTCCTCCTGATCCTCCAGGTACACCAGCAGTTGGGGGACTTTGATTAGAAGCTCCATTACCACCACCAGCAGATGTTATTGTTGCAAATGTTGATGTTCCTCCTGGACTTGCTGGGGCTGATCCTCCTGCACCTACTGTTATTGGAAAACTAGATGCTGTTAAAGTAAGTGCCGTAGTTGTAACTAAAGGAGACATAGTAGGGGCTGGAATACCAGAGCCTGGACTATTTGATATTCTAAATCCACCTGCTCCTCCACCTCCTGAATATGGAATGTCATTACTACCGCCACCACCTACAATAAAATAATCTGCTTCGTTTGGATTACCTGATGGTCCAGGTGCTACATTACATACTTGAAAAGTTCCTGGTCCTGTAAAAATATGTGTTTTAAAATTACCACAAGTGACAACTGCGTTACCACCTGATGCTGTAGGAAAAGGAGCTGCACCTGTAAAAGTATCTGTTGCATTTTGAACGTTAACCCAACCTTTTGTTCCATCTACATAAACTAAAGTAGCAGCTTGACCATTTCCAGTTAATTTTGCATCATTTGAATCTCCACCAATTAATTCTGAGCCATTAGCTGCTATTGTTAAATTATATGTTGCAAAGTTTCTTGCATAGTCAGCAACTGCAACAATAGCTCCAGGACTTCCTGCTGGTAAATTCATTGTTAAAGCACTTCCTGAATTTACAAAATAACCCTCACCATTTGCTGCTGTAAATGTTGCAGTTTTTGGTGTTGTTTGCCAATCAACAGAACCTTCTCTACCAAAACCTGTCTGTGATGCGCCTGCTGCTAAAGTAATTGTATCACCAGAGGCACCTAAAGTTATTGTAGTTCCTGATTGACTGATTAAATTTCCACCGTCTGCTGCTTGTAAATTATCTGCACCAGTTCTAACACCATCAGAAGCAGCTCCAACAGTTACTGTCGTACCACATTTATTGATGATGTTTGAATCATCTGAAACTTTATTTATATTATCTACTTTAATTTTACTTGTCATAATTATTGAAATTTGTACCTTATTATTACTATACCAGAACCACCAGT